ACAAGACCTACGCAAGCAAATAAAGAAACAAAAATTCTTGTAAATTCTGATTACATATCAAAACATTTTTATTTTTTACATCCGAGCCAGTATAAACCAAAATCCGACTACGGATTATTTATGGCAAATGTAACCACATATACCACAAAAGCAAAAGTAGCTCACGATGATGGCCCGGACAGCTTAGCAATGATGGCAGAGTACGTGCAGAATCCATTAGGCGGGAAAGCAACTGCGATGCACAATCCATTTTGGGGAAGGAGATAGTATGACCACAAGAGAATATTTAGGGCAAATTCAGCGTTGCAATAAAATAATCAACAATAAGTACATAGAAATTGAGCAGCTAAAATCTCACGCAATGGGATTAAATTCATTCTCTTTCGGAGAACGGGTTCAAACATCTCCCAGTCATGATAAAATTGGTGACTTAGTTGCAAAGATTGTGGATTTGCAGTCTGAAATTCAAGATATCACATATGAGTATATTGAAATAAGGTCTGAAGTGGTCAGGACAATTGACTCTGTGAAAAATCCTGTGCTGTACGATATTCTGTTTAAAAAATATATTGAGGGGAAACCACTTAATATAATTGCCGATGAAGTAGGTTATTCTTACCAAAGAACAAAAGAGCTTCATTTGGATGCAATATCTGCTATAAAAATATTAAAAGGATTTGATTCATGAACTTCATACTGAATCGTACTTAAAAAAGTTGTATAATATAAGCTGTAAAATAAGCACTGAGGCCAAACCTTGGTGCTTTTTTCATGCAGAAAAATAGGAGGACAGGCAGTGGGGAGAAACAAAATAAACTTTGTTGACCTATGCCAAGGCGAGTTTGGCAGAAAAACTGCCTATACTGGCGTAGACCAGATTACTCCCCAGAATGTGGCACAGGTCCTTTCTGATACAATTGGAATCCATAACAGAAATAGAACCCTGATGGATTACCTTTATAGATATTACAAGGGCGATCAGCCAATTTTATATCGTGAAAAACTTGTTCGCCCAGAGGTCAACAATAAAGTTGTTGAGAATCATGCCCTTGAAACAGTCAAATTCAAGGCAGGACAGATATACGGAGAACCTATTCAGTATGTCTGCAAGAAGAAAAAAGCGAGTGAAGAAACAAACGAACAAGTTGATAGGCTCAATGATTATCTGGACGAAGCCAATTCAGACGCCAGAAACATTCAGCTTGGAATATACCAGAGCGCAGTAGGAACTGCATATAAAGCAATTCTAAGAGAGGATGAATGGACAAAGGATGGAGACTTACCGCCTTTCAGAATATTTATCCCATCACCGCAGGATGTATATATTGTTTATTCAAGCGTTACTGGCAAACCAGTGCTTTCTGTTCAGATTTTAAAAGACGAGGACAATCAGCAATATTACCAGTGTTATTCTTCCAGACAGTATTTCAAAATTCAAAATGGAGCGGTAACAGAATCTGGAATCAATGGTTTCGGCGGTATTCCTATCATTGAATATCCGAATAATCACGACAGACTTTCCGACATTGAAATTGCGATTACAATGTACGACGCAATCAACAAATATCAATCTGACAGACTGAATGGGGTTGAACAGTTCGTGCAAGCCCTGATGAAATTTAAAAACTGCGAGATTGATGAATCCGAATTTGTAAAAATGATAAAACTCGGTGCTGTATCTGTAAAAGACGTCGGGAATGGAACGCAATCAGACGTTGATTTAATGACCGCCGAACTAAATCAGTCAGAGAGCCAGGTTGCAAAAGATGATATTTACAACAATATGTTGATTGTAGAAGCGATGCCAAACCGGCAAAGCAATACCGGTGGAGATACAGGCAATGCAGTATATCTGAGGAATGGTTGGGATTTCGCAGAGAGAGACGCAAAATTGGTAGAAGCGTTCACAAAAGAAGCTGAAAAGGCATCTGCCAGAATCATTTTGAATATCATTCGAAAAACATCAATGGATGTAAATATTTCAACCAGAGATTTTGATGTAAAAATCACCAGAAACCCGACTGATAACATGCTTGTTAAAGCACAGACGCTTGATTATTTGTTTAAAAATAAAATTCATCCGCTTATTGCGCTGATTACTTGCGGATTATTTAGTGATCCGCAAAAAGTATATGAAATGAGTTTACCGTATCTTGGAACCATTTACCCGGAATTGGCAGACCCAGACTCAGAACTGCAAAAAGCGAAAGATTTGCTGAATGGCTTTAATAAGGATGTGATTTCAGAATGAGTGTTTCGTCATATGATGAATTAAATATCAGACCTAACAATCGCAGAAGCGAACCATATAAAGAATATTTCAGCAAAATGTCGATATCAGACAAAGAAAAACAAGAAAGGATAGCTTTTTCCGAACAAATGGAAGAAGTTGTCCTTTATATTTTGGCGTTGATAGAAACAACCATAGAAAGCGGAGAAACGAAACGAGAATACATCCAGACTCAATTTTACGACAAATATCTGGATGTAATTGCTTCGTATATGCTTATAGATACATACATCAAGCAATATGCCGTTGATATAACAAAGCAAATTATTGATACAACATTCGAAAGACTTTCTTCTGAAGATAAAAGCATTACTGATGATTATTACCTGTCAAATGACCGGGCAATGTTTATTTCAGAGTGTGAAGCTAATTCGATACTGAATTACAGACAGTATTCGAAGGCTGTGAAATCAGGAAAGACAAAAAAGAAATGGATTGACGTAGGAGACAAAAGAGAACGAAAGACCCACCTTGAAGTTGGAGGAACCACGCTCCCGATTGGTGAGCCGTTCTCGGTTGGAGATAGCTTGCTACAATTTCCCAAAGATACCTCATTAGGAGCTTCGGCAGACGAGATTGTGAATTGCCGGTGCTCAATTCAATACAGTTAATTTAGAGACGAGTAAAATCGTCTCTTTTTTATTAAAAAATATGCAACCCGACAGCGTGAACATGGGAGACACCTTGGGCTGAGCGAACAGCGTAAAAAAGCGTATTGGTGACAGGAGATTTCAATGACAAGAGAAGATGTTAAAAGGATTTTTCCAGATGCAACCGATGACCAGATTACTTCTTTTCTGAATCAGTCAAATTCTGATGTGGCTAAAGAAAAAGCAAAAGCCCAGAAAGCAAAAGAACAGGCTGATAAAGCAGAAGCACTGGAAAAAGAACTGGAAGAATTAAAAAAACAGAACATGACTGAAGCTGAGAAAGCAGAACTGGAACGTCAGAAAGAAAAAGCTGCAAACGAAAAAAGAATTTCTGACCTTGAATCTGCACTTGCAACTTCCCAGAAAGAAGCTCTGACAGGCAAAATTACTTCTATTTTTGCAAGCGCAGGAATGAAAGGAGATGCCTATGTGGGAGCAATCAAAGCATTTTCAAATATGGATGCTGAAGATGCACTCAAAGAAGCCCAGACTTTTGTTGATGGAATTTCCGAAGTAAATAAATCAACGCTTGATACCGCAAAAGCTGCATGGGAAAAAGAAGCCCTTGAAAACACACCTAATCCGGGCGGCGGTAAATCTAGTGGAGGACCAGAAAAGAAAAGTGAAGCATCTGAATATGCAAAAGCGTACTCAGCAAAAATGTGTCCAGAAAATAAACCGGCAGACGATAATGCCCCAGTAAATATTTAAGAAAAGGAGATTTAGATTATGGCTTTTATGAAAACAGAGCAGTACGAATCCACACCTAATATCCTCGAATCCGAGGTAGGACTGGTACTTAAAACCTATACAGCAGAACAGACAAATGCTGAAACCGTTGGAACCAAGAAGATTATCAAAGCAGGTTCTGTATATCCGACAAACGCAACTGGTGCTAAAGGCATCGTGTTTGAAGATGTTGATATGACGGACGATGCTAAGAGACCGATTTCCGTAATTGTTGCAGGACGTGTTCTTGAAAAAAGACTTCCGGTAACAGTAGAAACCACTGCAAAAACAGAGCTTGAAAAATCAGGTATCGTTTTTGTGACTACTACAGACCCAGAATTTTAAGGAGGTACAGCAGATGCCATTTAATATTTTAGAATCAATCACACCGGAAGAAAGACTTAACTTTTCTCAGGATTTCAGCGTAAAAAGGCCGGGTATCCTTGATACCATTTTCCCGGATGTTAAAACTCAGTACCTGAAAGCTGAATACTACAGACTTATGGCTGGACAGAGACTGCCGGAGGTAGCATTCGTTCACGCTCTTGATACCGAAGCGGAAATTGGTTCCAGACCGGGATTCGAAAAAGTCCTGACTGAAAAACTCTTTATTAAGAGAAAAATTAATCAGTCTGAGAGATTACAGCAGGCAATCGAAAACGGTGTGCCGGATGACGAGAACTTAAAGAAATTTGTATTTGATGATGCAGCCAACCTGTTTGAGGGTGTTGTTGCTAGAGCAAATGTCATGAAAGGCCAGTTCCTTTCTACTGGCGCAGTAAAAGTCAAAGAGAACAATGTGGATATGAGCATTGATTATGGTGTTCCGTCCGATGCAAAAGTAGAAATGACAGACTGGTCTAAACCAGATGCAGATATCATGGGTGATATCCAGAAGATGGTCGCTATTGCAGAAGATAATGGATTTGTGGTAAACAAAGCCCTGACATCACTTAAAATGATTAATTACATGAGAAACAACACTGCAATGCAGACCGCAGTTCTGGGAGCAGCAAACAAACGCCTCCTTACTAAGCAGGAACTTGCTAATCTGCTTATGCAGGAATACGGAATCACAATTGATCGTTGCGACGAGAAATTCAGATTCAGAAAAGCAGATGGCTCACTCAAAACAGGAAGATACTTCAAAGAGGATGTATTCACTCTGTATGAAGCAGAGCCGAACGGTTCATTTGGTACTGGACTCTGGGGCGTAACACCAGAGGAACTTGAGTACAGACAGTTCATTCAGGAAGAAAATCGCTCCTTCGTAACACTGTCCATGTGGGCTACACAAGACCCAGTTGCAGTTTGGACTAAAGCATCAGGTATGTTTGTTCCAGTAGCAGCAAAAGCTAATGGCGGTATCGTAATCGGTACCAAAGCGGGGGAATAAACGGGCATAGTCTCGACAAGAACAGCCAGTCACCATCTGTAGCAAGTGTTAATGATGCTTCAAAACACAAGTATACAGAAAGCGAGTTGTCAAGCATGACAGTAGTTCAACTGAAACAGCTCGCAAGTGACAATGGCTATGCCCTGATATCTACAAACAAGGCTGGTATTATCTCGGAAATTTTATCTCAGCAAGGGTAGGTGATCTTAAATGGACGAACGGCTTGTAAATGATCTGAAAGAGTATCTATCCGATGATGCGGAAACTGACGGTATGATTTCTTTGTCTGTAAAACGCGCAATTCGTTCATTCAAAAAGAAGCGCAACTATCCGTCTGGATATACAGAGGAAAAAATCAACACCGATATGGAATATTGCTATGATTGTATATTTGATCTGGCTCTCTATTTCCTTGTGAAACAGGGAGCCGAGTTCCAAGAATCGCACTCTGAAAATTCAGTAAGTCGAAACTGGGAATCTGAAACCGAAATTTATATTAATCATGGCGTTTTTCCATTTGCAGGAAGTTTATAATAAGATGGTTGGGTCACGTGGCACAGTATTTTTTGTCCTCCCGGAGTGCCGCTGGGTTGCTTATATTCAGTAGGGAAAAGCAAATGTTAAGGGAGTGAAGAAAGGAACTGGCGATGGGATGTGAACACGAATGTTTTAATGAACACCGCATAGCAGAATTAGAAGATAATCTTCGGAAGATGCAAGAAAGACAATCCGACCGCAATAAAGAGTTTTATGAGCGTATCGGGGAACTGGAAAGAAAAACGGCATTAAGTGAAAACGACTTGAATCATATCAAGTCAACTGTAGATGAGATGAATAACAATATAAAAACTCTCATGGCAGTTCCAGGAAAGCGCTATGATACAATTATTGTATGTGTTATTACGGCAATTGTCAGCGCAGTTATCGGATTTATGTTAAAAGGCATTCTTCCAGTTTGATTCCACTTGTAAGGGAGGACGGTGGAAATATGAATTATACAGACTTTTCAGAAGATGAAAGAAAATTTTACTTAAAAGAAGCAGGATTCGATTCCAGAGAAGAAAAACTGTTTCGATTACGGGCCTATGGCGAAAAGACACTATGGGAAGCATCTGAACTTATGGGGTATAGTCCAAGAACCATAGACCGAATTAATAAAAGAATAAAGAAGAAAATTTCCAAAGTTGCCCCGATGTATTGTCGGGGCTTTTCTTTGTATTATGGCGAAAACGTGGCGAAATAGTGACGTTCAAAATTAAAGTTCCTTCCTATATAAT